GGTAATCTGGTTAATGGCTGATATTGCTGTCGGTTTTCTGGTTATCCCCAACGTAATTGCTCTGTTCTTGCTGCGTAAAGAATTTATTAGCGAATTCAATTTATTCAGAACGCGTACACAGCGGGACACTCATTCTGAAAAAACAACGCAAATTACGCACGTAAATATGTCGAAGAGTGAAGGGAAAGAGGAGTAACCATCGCGGCCAGAACAGGTAAGATGGTCAGAAGAGTAACAAAGCGCCCACTTTCCGGGCGCTTCGCACAGGCATGGTTAACTTGCTTTACGCACCTGCGGGAGATCGAACGCTTTACGCAGCGCGCGCACAAACGCTTTATCATGACAGATCGTTTTACCGGGGCTGTCGGAAAGTTTAGCCACCGGCTTTCCGTTACATTCCACGAGCTTAATCACGATATTGAGCGGTTTTACCTGAGGGATATCGCAGGTCAGGCGGGTACCGATGCCGAAGCTTAACTGCACGCGAGAGGCGAAATGGCGATAGAGCTCGACCGCCTTTGGCAGATCAAGGTTATCTGAAAAGACCAGCGTTTTTGTCAGCGGATCAATCCCCAGCTTTTCATAATGGGCAATCGCCTTTTCGCCCCATGCGACAGGGTCTCCTGAGTCGTGGCGTAACCCCTGATAACGGCTGGCGAATTCAATGCCGAAATCGCGTAAAAACGCATCCATTGTAATGCAATCTGTCAAGGCGATACCAAGCTGGTCCGGATATTCGTTAAGCCAGGCGGCCAACGCGGCACGCTGGCTGGTCGCCAGGTCCGGACTGATTTGTTGATGCGCCTGGAACCATTCGTGCGCCTGAGTGCCCATCGGCGTCAGCGCCAGGCGACGCGCGAGATCATAGTTGCTGGTGCCGACGAACCATGACTCCTGCTGGAGACGTTTAACTATCGCCTGCTGCACTTCACGAGAGAAACGGCGGCGGGTGCCGAAGTCCATCAGGTGGAAGCGGGACATATCGAGATTGGCGGTTAACGCAGTGAAATCAACCAGCTTACTTTCCAGCGCGTCGAGCGCCTGATCAACGCCCGCGTTTGGCGAGCGGTAGTGATGAACCAGCTCACTGATCACGGCCAGCAGCGGCACTTCCCACATAATGACTTCACGCCACGGGCCGGTTAAGCGAATATTCAGCTTGCCGTTATCGTTGGTGACACAGACTTGAGCTGGGTTATAGCGAAACTCGCGTAACCAGTTCAGATAATCCGGTTTAAAAAAGGGCAGGCCGGAGAGCCACTGGAACTCGTCCTCCTGGAGGCGCAGGTGCTGCATCGCGTCCACCTGCTCGCGAATAGCATCGGCATAAATACCCAGCAGGTCGTCGCCACGGCAACGAAACTCAGCCGCTACCTGCACATCATAGTAGTGGTGAAAAACGGCTTGCTGCATATGCAACTTATAAGCATCTGTATCCAGCAACGAGTGCAGAACAGGAGAAGCGAATTGTGTCATAGGTGCGCTGTTGCGTCCTCTCACGGGAGCGTTTAGTACAATAAACAACTAAGAAAACCGCTGGAGTATACCTTGTTTAGCGATTTATTGAACCCCGATCACACCATAAGCTGTCTTTAGGGTCGAGCGCATTTCGTGCCCCATGTTATAAAAATGTAGCGATGCGACTGCTAACCCCTTGAATTTAAGGATTTCTACTGCGCTGCTACCATGCTTTGGGGCAGTGATGGGGCATAGCGGGAAAGTGCCTGGTTGAGCAGAGAAACCTGTTCTGCGCTCTTCTCTGACATCCACTTTCCATACACCTTGTAAACCATCTGTGCATCGGTATGCCCCATCTGCGTTGCTATAAAGTTTGGGTTAGCACCAGCTGATAATGACCAGCATGCATAAGGGTTCATGCCCCATTGCATAGCCTGCATGACGATAGCCATACAGTCGGCTGGTTTCCCTGCAAGGTGTGCCGGTACCGTCACCTGTGAGTCTGCCATCAGGTTAGCGAAAGCTGTTAACTGACCCAGTGCCTGAACGTTAAAAATTGCGTTACTGGCAGAAATGGTGTTTGGTGCCTGCTGCTCAGTGGTAACAATATTTGTGTTTTCCATGATTTTCCCCTTATGCCTGTATGTACGGTGTACAGGGAACGCCTGACTGTTACCGGATTGAACTGAAAAATGTTTATGGTGTACAGGAGAATCTGATCTCATACCGACAGGCATCGCTGGGGGCATGGGTAGCGATTGCTGGTGGCGGCGATCCTTATGAAGTGGCTTACGCTATCTATAAAGCCGTGCCAGATATCTCCGTACTGACGAATGATGTAGTGAATCCATCAGGCGCTGCGGTGGATAAAAAAACGATACCGATCATTGTGTATCCGGATACGTATCACGTGCCGTTTGTAGTGCCATCATCACAAAACGTTACGCTTTTAATCACCTGGAATACAGCCTCAACCAGCTATATCGATCCAACCGGGATTGAAAAAGCAGTGCAGCAAAGCATTGCTGATTACATTAACGGAATTGCAACGGGTGAACCAATAAACATTTTCCTGATTCGGGATATTTTTCTTAATCAGGTTAAGGGGCTTGTATCTTCAAACCTTGTATCAATGATTGATATTCAGGTTGGAATAAACGGAAAAATTGTCCCACCTGCAACCGACTCCAGCCTGGTTTATGGTGATACTTACGCCTATTTTTCCACTTCATCTTCACAAATTCAGGTTAAGCAATATGGCAGCTCTTCTTGAAAGCATTATTCCGGCCTACCCCTATACGCAATATAATGACGATCCGGATATAGTTGCCTTTTTTGATGCTTATAACAAACTGGCACAGGGGTATCTTGATTACTTTAACAACCTGAATTTACCTTGCTGGACCTCCCCGGCGATTACCGGTGAGTTGCTGGACTGGATTGCGGCGGGTATTTATGGGGAATCACGCCCCTTGCTTCAAATCTCCGAGGATGCCATTGCTCGTGGGGCGTATAACACTATTGAGTACAATAATGTCGCGTATGCAAAACTGAGAAATTATGTTCCCGGCTCAGCGTCATATGTTCCGGACGACTATTTTAAACGGATACTGACATGGAATTTTTATAAAGGCGATGGTTCGCACTTCTGTATCAACTGGTTCAAACGACGGCTTGCACGCTTTATACATGGAGCTAACGGAATAGACCCACCTGTACAGTCCACTTTTGATATTAGTGTAATGCCCGATAAGGGCATTTTTTTTGTCTCCATTCCTGACTATGGCGATGGTGTCGGACACTTTCTTAAAGATGCAATTGACCAGTCGCTGGTGAAACTCCCTTTTATTTATACCTATTCGGTAACGGTGGTTGAGCAATGATTATTGGATTCGGAAATAATGTCGTCTCCTCACTGGCGGCTGATATTACCGCCAGCCAGACGACCATTCAGGTGATGCCTGGTGTGGGAGCGATGTTTGCTAATTTGCTGACCAGCGATTATGCAAACAGCTCAAACCCTCTTAAAACTTACGCCAAAATTACACTGACAGACGCAAAAGAAACAGTTTTTGAGGTATGCCATCTGACAGCAGTTAATAATGACATGCTGACGGTTATTCGCGGTCAGGAAGGTACAACAGCGAAGGGATGGTCACTGAATGACGTTATAGCGAATTTTGCGACGCGAGGATCTGAAAATCAGTTTGTACAAATTGAAGAGCTCCAGAGTGGGCATTATGTCGCTGGTGTGGCCGGAGGTACAGAAAATAATCTGACGCTGGAGTTACCAGCAACTTATTTCGTCAATGGTGGAGTTGACTGGACATTGCGCACTCCACTTGTGGTTATTCCGGCGCTAAACAATACCGGAGCCAGCACTCTGCAACTGACGATGGGAGGACGTGTGCTTGGCATATTCCCACTATACAAGGGGAATAAAGCAGAGTTATCGGCCAATGATATTATTAAAGATATTCCTGTCTTATGCGTTCTGGATAATACAAAAACCTATTTTTCTGTGCTTAATCCCCTGGAGATTTATTTGGGATCACGGTATTTGCAGAAGGACCAGAACCTGTCCGACGTACCGGATAAGGCCGAAAGGTCGCTCCAGTCTTGAGGTCTACAGCAAAACCGAAAGTGATGAAAACTACATGGCTAAAAGCCAGTGTGGTGCGGATATCCCGAATAAGCCGCTGTTTGTACAAAATATCGGAGCGCTCCCTGCATCAGGTACGGCTGTTGCAGCGAACAGACTGGCATCACGCGGCGCGCTTCCGGCACTGACTGGTACGACAAGAGGCAGCGATAGTGGCCTGATAATGGGCGAGGTTTACAACAATGGCTATCCGACGCAATACGGAAATATTTTACGTCTGACCGGAACCGGTGATGGGGAAATCCTCATTGGCTGGAGCGGGACAAATGGTGCGCCAGCGCCCGCATATATTCGCAGCCATCGAGATACCGCCGATGCTGAGTGGTCCGAATGGGCAATGCTTTACACCACACTAAACCCACCTCCGGATTCGCATCCAGTAGGGGCGGCGATTGCATGGCCATCTGATGCTACTCCGGCAGGTTACGCTCTGATGCAGGGGCAGTCCTTCGATAAATCTGCTTACCCGTTACTGGCTATAGCGTATCCGTCCGGCGTTATCCCTGACATGAGAGGCTGGACAATAAAGGGTAAGCCCATCAGTGGACGTGCCGTATTGTCGCAAGAAATGGACGGCAATAAATCGCACTCGCACACCGCGCGGGCGCAGGTTACTGACTTAGGGACAAAATCTACCTCATCCTTTGATTACGGCACGAAATCGACCAATACCACGGGCAATCATACTCACCAGTTCGGCGGTTATATCAATTCATACTGGGGAGATTCCAATCACACCTCATTTCAGCCAGGAGGTGGTGCATGGACACAGGCCGCTGGCGACCATGCACATACAGTTTATATCGGAGGACATGAGCACACCATGTATATAGGTCCACACGGACACGTCGTTATTGTGGACGCAGACGGTAATGCGGAAACCACGGTTAAAAACATTGCATTTAACTACATAGTGAGGCTGGCATAATGACTTTTAAAATGAGCGAACAGGCGCAGACAATTAAAATTTTCAATCTGCGTTCAGATACTAACGAATTTATTGGTGCAGGTGATGCGTATATTCCGCCGCACACAGGACTACCGGCAAACTGTACTGATATCGCCCCTCCTGATATTCCCGCCAGTCATATTGCTATATTTGACGCTGAAACCCAGACATGGAGTTTGCATGAGGATCACCGC